AGCAGTACAGCATCCATAGCGATGCTGCGGCTTAATGCTTCAGTTGCACCTTTATCAGTGTACAACTTAAATGCACAGCCAACTTGCTGGCGCTGTAACACATCTTCTACCATCCGGTTAGAAAGTGCGCTGTCCTCATTAGTCACAAATACTGATGCACTGCCGTTGCCATCAGCAAAGCCTGGGATGTAAGCCTTAAATGGTGCATACTGGCCAACGGCTTGGCCGATGGTGGTAACGTCGATTTCAGCACGGCTGATCTCGAAGCTCCAGTTCTGCACTTGGCCTACAGCAGCATAATCAGCGTAATAAACCTCAAATACATTTGGTGCTGCAATAGTGCCATCATCAGTGATAGCAAGAATAGTGCCGCCAGCACTGGTTGATACGGTCAACACACCAGTAGCAGCAACGTAACTTAATACGTAATAAGTAGTGGCTGAACTGATTGGTGCAGGTAATGTACCGGAACCAGCAGCGCCGGTTTGGCTGTTTACAACACGGAATTTAACGGGATCACCAACCTTAAGGTTTAGGTAAGTTTGAACGGTGATTTGGTCGCTAGCAATGCTGACGTTGGTTTCACCGAACGTACCAGTGGTACCAGCAGGCTTGTAGTAAAGAGCGCCGGACGTACCGGATAAAACTGTGACGGCCATTGATGTAAACGATGATTGGCTGCTCTAAGTATAGCGTTCAATCCAAATAAGCTTCAAATGTTGCCGTTAGCTGCGTTTGAAAATATGGCTCAGGTGATGCAGGCGTTACAACTGCTGGCCCTGAGGCAGCATCAAAGATAATGCTAGAGAATTTGGCACGGTCAAATAAATCCTTGATGCGTTCAGCAATTGTGTAGTTAGCTGCGGCACCAACACCTATAGGCGTAAACACATTTACCACTAGCACACCGTTTTGACGGTTAAACCCAACACCTCCTGTCGGCAGCAATGTGGCATAAGCATTATCGCCGAATCGTATTGATACCTGAAGCCACGGCGCATTGCCTGGTGGTGTGAATGGTACGTTTGTATAGCTAACAGGATAAACCGGTGCTATCGCCATCTGAGTAGCTATCCGTCCTTCAATAGCAGCGCGGACGTTGTTGTAGGTGCTGCTCATGATTCTCGCCCAATTTTGGCGGCTGCTATGCGTACTCTGCCTTGCACGTCTTTAGCAGCACCTTGAATCCAACCGGCTTGGCCACCTTGAGCGCCAGCAGTTTGCTTGCTACTGCCATTTGCTAATGCCTCTGCATATGGCAGGTTGTTATGCACGCTGTAGACATTACCAAGCCGCTCTTGGCTGTAACCAATGCGGTCTAATGCTGGTGTGCCTGTGTATGTACCTGGTGGCTTTATGCCACCTGATGCTGAGTTCTCGCCTACCTGCCAGCTAACACGAAACCTACCAGTATCAACCGGGCTAGCTTGTTTTAACAGGCTGTCAGTTTCGAGCACCGCAGCACGCAACAGCTTTTCCATTTGCTTTTCGGCATAATCACCAATCTGGTTTAGCCTTATAGTGCCTGCCATTAGACCCTCAAAATTAATTCATAGGTTATTGCTGTATTATCTTGTTCAATTGTTGTAACTGTAATAATTTGATGCACTACTGATGCAATCAGCACTTTATCTGCTGGTGTCGGTGCATTAGCTACATCAGCCGCTGCTACCATCAGCCGCTTATCACCTGCTTGGATTAGGTCGTTTACCTCGCGTAAACTTACATCCTCAAGCACACCACGCACAACCGTATCAGCAGCAGTTTCAGCCGCTGTGCCCGTAACAGGGTCATAGGCGCCCATTGTGATACGGCGAATGGTGGCGGTGCCGCCAAACTTAGCCATCAGCTTTGAGGCAACCTTACGTAGCGGATTAGCTAAACTCATATCTTATACGCAATACAAGCGCCATTATTAAGTTGGATGCTTGTAAATACACCCCGCAATTCATAGCCAGCCGGGAATGATTCACCATTAAGACTATTGCCCGTCATGTTAGTGCTAACAATTGTGTTAACGTGCGTGTTTTTGTAAAAATCAATATGGTTAAACCTACCAGTATGCGCAGCCGTGTCAGTAATGACCTCAGCGCCCAGTGTGTAGTCAACATCACCGCCTTGGTGGCCTTTGAAACTCATATCTTATACGCCACGACGGTGCCGCTAGTTAATGTGATGCTAGTAAACACGCCGCACATCTCACAAGATGCCTTAATCGGAATGGCTGCAAGTGCATTACCTGTGTAATCCAAGGCCGTTAAGCTTGCAATCACTGAATCCTCTAGCGCCACAATTTCGCCAAACCGGCCAGTATGGGCAGCCGTATCATCAATAAACTCAGCGCCTGGATACTCGCTCATGATCGTTTGATGGAGAAATTGCCTGGTCCGCTTATTCTAATCCCTGTTAGGTATCTTTCCACTATTGGCGGGATTTTATCTGCACCGACAGCGCCATAGCCCAGGTTAGGCGTCACGTTAAGGCTACCGATTTGAACATTCTTAAAATCTTCTAGCCCACTTAACCCAATCCCATCAGGGTTGTTATGCAAATAAACCGCCAGCACTACCTGTGCATATTGGATCTGCTGCGGTATCTCAACATCCGTAAAATAATCAGTGCTAATACGAAATGGGAAGCCCGTAGCGTATGTATTAATGTATGTATCGGGTTTACGTACACCAGTACGCGGCCACTGCAATGCCTGCGTATCAGTAGACCTAGCACCGATAAATCGCTCGCGGTCTAGCCTTTGTGTAGCCGTAAATAATGCCCTGTTTTTTTGGTCAGTAGTAGCTGTTGCCCATGCGGTTATATCAGCATCCTGCACAAAACCATCAACAATCAACTGCGCATCAGCCAGCGTTAGGTAGCTGTTTGAGCTTGCGCCGTTTGCTGTCGCTACGATCGTGATTGCCATTAGGTTGTTCCGGTAGTTCTAGTTTAGGCTCCACAATAGGAAATGAGGCCACTTCCGTAGAAGCAGCCTCACGTTCACGCAGTCGCCGGAAAGCGAACATGCCCATAATTAAGCAGCAGCAGAAGCAGTAGAACCTAAGCCATACAAAGTAATGGCTTCAGAACCAGCAGTTACAGCAGTAACACGGCCAAGGAATACCTTGGAAGCATTCTGCAGAACAGTTGCTACACCACTAATAGTTACATTAGCACCATGAGCAATAGTGATGGTATGAGCGCCAGCCGATGCGTTAATAACAACCACCATAAAAGTGGTGCCAATAGCGCAGTCGCCGCCGATAGCAGCCACAATCGCCGCAGCCGTAGCTGTGGTATACGTAGCATCAGCAGTAGGAACGCCACGGATGATGACGTTGTAGCTGTTAGCAGTAGACAGGGTTGCAGTAGCAGTAGGAGCTGCTAAACCCATTTGTCCAGGCAGAAGGCCGCCTGGAATGTCGCCAAGTTCAAAGATACTTGCCATGACTATTAGTAGTTAGAAGTACAAGTAGCGCGTACAATACCAATATTTTTGGTTTCATACACTTTAGTCCAGTTGCCAATAGTGGCAAGCTGAGCCTGAGTTGGGTTTACGGTAGTTCCCCACTTAGCACCAATTGGGTGATAGCAGTAGTGCAAATCAATTGCCATAGCATCACTCTTGGCGAGGATGTCACGGTCAGTTTCAGTGCGCAATGCCATTTGCTCACCAGAAGCGATAGCGCCTGCGGTGAAGAAATAAACAGGATAGTTGGTGCTAGTAGGTGCTAAATCGTCAGAAACGATAACACGCAAGCCCATGAATGTTGGAACTGAATTGTCACCGGCATAAGCAGATGCAATAGAACCAGCAATTGCGTTAATGGTGCTAGCACCAGTCGCAGCAGTGCTTAGGCGTGCCTCAGTGTTAGTAATGTAATCAATTGCCTTGCGTTCTACTAGGTCGTAGTAAACAGCAGAGTGCATAGCAACAGCAGTTAACTTGTCGCCTTGATCACCTAGCAATGCACGGGCTTTAGCTACTTGGCGGGGACCAAGTGCTGTTTGGTTAGTCTTATCAAAAGACAAATCAATAAATGCAGCGCCGGCGTTGGAGATCAAGCCGCCAAATACACCTTCAAGGCATTTGATAAGATCTTTTTGACGTTGGTTAGCTACATAGGCAGCAACCTTAGTAGCGATAGCAGCCATAGGATCAGCGCCAGCAGCTAATGCAGCTAGATCGCGTGATTCAAATGCACGGCCACGGTGCAAAACAACACCAACTTGTTTGTTGGCAGTGATTTTGCCAGGTGTCAATGAAGAACTGTCAGTCAGTACTTCAAAATCACCACTTAAGTTAGCTGAAAAGAATGGAACGTTGATGAAATCACCGCCTTCGGAAGCATCCAACTCCGCCATTGGTTGAACTACACCAGACGACAAAAATGCGTCGCGCTGAGTGGTAGCTTCAATCAAATACGGTGTAAAAATCTCCGGTACGATGATGTCAGAGCGAAGTGTCGCCATGAGATCCTCAAGAATTAGTGGTTTGCAAGTTCGGGCACAACCCTAGCCAGCACAACTGGATGCAATTATGCTAGCGCCTTTAACCTGTCATACATATCACGGTCTGTCTTAAACAGCCTTGATTGCTCCGTCAGGTTGAATGTTTCAGGTGCAAATGGATTTTTGATACCTGCTAACTCAGTGGTACTACGGCCTGATGGTGCGCCGCTACCTTGTGGTTTTGGTTGCTTTTGCATCCATGCTGGTAGCGTTTTAGCCCATTCAGCTACTGGTGTGCGTTGGTAGCCATCTACTACTACAACAGTGCCATCAGGTTCACGTTCAATTTTATCGCTGCTTAACTTAGTTTTAAGCACCATATCAGGATCATGCACTAGATCTGCTAATGCTGTTACTGCTGGTGTGATGAGTTCAAGTTCACGGCATTTGGCTTCAAGTTCAGTAATGCGCTGGTCCTTTTCCGCCGACGCCTCACGGTATTGCTGCTCCAATACCTGCCTTGCTTCGGAATATTTGCCTTGAGACTCAAGGGCAGTTTGCTCGGCTTGGCGCTTAAATTCCAGCAGTTCATCTACATTGACACCATCAGGTATGGCCTTAGCTTGTGCTACGGCTTTTTTGTAGTCATCTAGCAATTCAGCATTCTTGCGGCGTAAAGCCTCTAGTTCTGCTTGGATTGCTTGTGTGTCGGGAGCTGTTGATTGTTCGTCAGTCATTTTGTGCAAATCGTTTGCAATCTTATGTTATCAGCTACCACTTAACTTTGTCAGCCCAATAAGCAGCGCTCATTTTACTTTTTGGGTTTGCGACTTTTGCCAGCTTTAGCGTAGGCGATCGCTGCTGCTTGCTTAGGTGGTTTGCCAGCTTTTATTTCAGTCTTGATGTTCGACTGAATCATGTCCTTGCCTTTACCTTTCTTTAATGGCACCGTAACGCTTGCGGAGGTCATCTAATGATAGCTCCGACCCATCATCGCGTACCAATTTGGCCATAGCATCCTTAGCACCATACTTATCGGCTAATCGGTTAAAATATGGCACCTTATCTGCACCAATCGCGTCGTTTTGAACTGATCTAGGCTGCTTTTTTAACCATTCGCCATATGTTGTATCAGATGGCACCATACCGCCAGATGCTGCACGTTTACCACTTGGTGGTGGTTCTAAATTTTCAATGCCTAAATCTTTACCAAGCTGGTTGTAATCAAGAATCGGTACTGTTGTGCTCCTACAGTTAAAATGCTGCGGTGGCATTGGCCCTTTGCCATACTCAAACTCACGGCCATCTAATGCACGGCACCTAGCACTGGTCTTAGTGTCAAGTGTTGCAATATAACGATACTTTTTAGTTATATCTTGGTTTGCCTCATATACCTGCTGGCTGGCAGCATTAGCCACCTGGTTAATGCTAGTACGTACAAGCGCCATAACTTGGTTATTAGCTACTGCCGTAAGCTCACCACCTGCTGCTGCTAATTGCTTAACCGATAGCGGTCCATAATCACCAAACTGCAACCTACCAATTAATCGCTTTGCTATAGCTGGTGTGGATTCACCTGTTAATAGGCCATTACGTACAACTTGGCTAAACTGCTCCGCTTGGTCAACTGCAATGCCACGGAATGCCTTGGATACTACCTCGCCATTAGGTAGCGTAATCATCGTGCCTTGTGTTGCAGTTAAACTATATGTCTGCGGTGCTCCTTGAACAGCAGCGAACAAATCATCTGATAACGTTATAACTCCTATTTGCGTCGGGTCAGTTGTTACTACTGATGCCGCAAACTGCGGGCTAACCTCAACAGTATTTACTATAGTGCGTTGCCCTGCTGGTAGTGCCTTGCGTAGCTGTTCAGTAGCAAATTCAGTCTGCAACTCAGCTAATCCTTGCAATTCAGTTGCAGTTAGGTTTGTTGCATCGCCTGCCCAGGTGCTAAGGCTGTCTTTGGTTTGCGCAAGTATTGCACGTAACCTAGCTGCTTTTACTGGTGCTGCTAACTCATCAATTGTTCTTAACTGGTTAACTGCATCAATAATAATATCAT